GTATATTGTCGGTGGTGTAATACAAGATTATGAAATTGATGTAGATAAAATTCTTGTTGATCATAAAGCTGTATTAAAATCATTTAATATACGTCGTGGTGATTTTAACGCAGTAATAAATATATACGATCCAATATTGGGCTCTGCAGAATTTCCAATGATATATCTTAAGGAAATCTCTCCGGACAGGCGTGAATTACGATTCGAACATGTTGCAGTAGACAACTTAGAAGAACATGAAGGAATGTTACAATCATTTATTGATTATTATTCAGACAGAACTTTGCCTGAATTTGTTTTAAATTTTGGACGCAATCGACTTTTTAAATTTATTAATCAAAAAATATTTGGAGATGAAAATAATTTAGTAATACGTTTATTAGATCCATTACCAAACGATATTGAAGAAGAGTCTACTGCATGGATAGCAGGTGAATTATCAGATTCGGTCAATGATGATGGCATATCTATTGATAGTATTAGTGTAGATGATAATATGCCAGAATTACGTGGACCTAATTTTGAAGTGGACACAACGTATGGTACTATAACAGAAACTAGTTTTGAATCATGGAATACGTTATTAGATGCCAGTACTGCAACGTCACAGAATATAGTAGATCGTATGTTCTCGGGGTCGTTGTCAGGAGTACCTATAGGAATTGATTATTCTGGGTTTAATAATTTTATCCAATTTTCGTCTGCAACTGAGCGTATTGCAAATTTTAAATATAAGTTACAGTTAATTGAATATTATAACACGCGTGTTGGTACATTAAATGCAGTATCTGGTTCGGATTCATCTGCTTTAAAAAATAATATAACCATAAATACGTCAAAGAAAGATAATATAATAGGTTCATTTGATGGCTTTGAACGTTGGTTATATAATGAAGCAACTGCTAGTTTATTTACCGATCAATTAATTTACAGTACGGAAGATTATGAGATAGAAGGTGGTCGGTTAGGAGCACAAATGTATCGTGTACAGCCATGTCCGAAATTTATATCAAATGGTAAATATCAATTACATCATACTACATCATCTATATCTCAAAATTGGTATGATGGTGTATATGCATCCGCTTCATTATATGATTCAGAAAATGAGTCCGCGTTAATAAAAACTATACCCGAACATATACGGTTGGATAAAAATAATTCACAATATGAATTATTTATCAACATGATAGGCCATCATTATGATATTATATATTCATATATCGATAAATTGTCAAAGACATATCATCATGAAGAACATCCAAAATTAGGTCATGGTAAGGATACGTTATATGAAATTGCTAAATCTTTAGGATGGTCATTAACTGATGGTAACCAAGCATCTGCATTATGGCAATATAAATTAGGTGTAGATTCTGGATCCGGTGCATACCAATCTACCGGATCGTTATTTTCTAAATCTGATGAAGAGATAACAACAGAGGTTTGGCGTAGAATAGTTAATAATTTACCTTATTTACTTAAAACTAAAGGTACTGCAAGGTCTGTTAAAGCGTTGATGAATACTTATGGTATTCCGCAGACTTTGCTTTCTATACGAGAATACGGCGGACCAAAAGTATCCGGTGATGTACCAACTTTAATAGAAGACCGATTTTCATATGCATTAACTATAAATTCCGGATCTAATATTCTTGTTCCATCTTCACGCGTATCTGCAAGTGCCTATCCAAAAAGTATAGCATGGGCAACCGATACACCACCGGCATTTAACGTTCCTATCATAACACGTGAATATAGATTCCGACCTGTTTCCAAATCAAATATGTTGTTACAAAGTGGTAGAGGATCGAATTCGACTATTAAACGAGATATGCAACATATTGCAATTGAATATACTGCATCTTATTCTGGTAGTGATAAATATGGAAGAATACATATGAGTGTAGCCCAATCGGCATCTGCTACTCCATGGCTTCCTTTATTTGATGGCGATTTTTGGAATTTACGTCAATGGTATGATACAACAGCAACAGATACTACTTCAGAGGCATATTGGAATGCCGACGACAATACCTCGACCACATATAAAGTTCAAGTTCAGAAAGCATCGGATTACATCACCGGTAAAATAATACATGAAGCATCGGCATCATTTACTCCGACAAAAACGACTCATCATGATGGTTGGTCTACATCTACTGCGGGAGATTTTGATAATGAGTATGGCATATTATTTTTAGGTGGTAAACAAACTCATACACATGCATCATCAGATTCATATGGTGCGGCTGCAGCATTAACTGGTAGTATGGGATTGACTCAATTACCAGGCACATTTTCTGGATCTATACAGGAATACCGTGAATGGGCGGAACGGTTAAATCAAACTACATTTAATTTACATACGTTAAACCCGACATCATATGTTTCAAGCATTTCACCAACTTCGTCATTTGATACATTAGTATTACATTATCCATTTGGTACCGATTTAAATGCAATAGATCATTCAACGGGTCCAGGATTGACAATATCATCATCACATCCTAATAATGCAATTAAAGATTTTACTAGGACGATAGGTGATTACAAACCACTAGTGGCAAAATTTGGTACATACGCCTCAGCCTCAGGATTTAATACTCCTGTAAATACTGAACGTGGTAATTATCAACCTGTGGAGGAAACGTATTATATACAAGGAGTTTCATTAGGAGGTAATCTTCCTAGGTCGCAAAAAATACGTTTAGAAGACAATGAATTGGTTAGTAAATTATCTCCTACTAATACTGCAGAACGTTCAAGGTTTGATAGAGCTCCTTTAGATACAAACCGGTTAGGTTTATTTTATTCTATGGCCGATCAAACTAATAAAGATATTTTTAATCATATCGGTGATGTAGAATTAGATGATTATATAGGTAACCCGGAAGATGAATTTATATCCACATATCCAAATTTAGAACATTTTTCTAAAGAATATTGGAAAAAATATACAAACCGAAATGATATAAATGCATACATAAGAATATTTAGTCAATTCGATTTTGCATTATTCAGTCAGATAAAACAATTACTTCCGGAACGCGTTGATGAAGCAATGGGATTATTAGTAGAGCCAAACGCGTTAGAGAGAACTAAAATACATATCACCAAACGTCCGGTAGTTACAAATCCGCAATATTCTGTGACTATTACCGAGCATGTACCTTCCGGTAGCGGGCATATATTACCATTATCGGCTAGTATTGCAGTCGTTGAAAATTTAATAACAATGGAATCAATATATCATACAGGTTCGAACTCATACTCAGATGTTGGTAATCATTTTGGAAATATTCAAATATTAGCGACTGGGAGTTATACGGGGTCTGTAAATGAAGGTTTTGTAATGACTGCTCGATCTAGTAGTATATACAATCGAGATATATTTTATTATAGTAGTTCAATGAGCCAATCATTAGGATTATATTATAGTAGATCATTATCTGTTGCTTCATATAGAGATGATCTGAACACTACCACGGATAATTTATGGTTTAATGGGTGTAAATTATCTGGTCCGGGAGTTAATATAAATTCTAATATCACTGCAATAGATAACAAACCAGTCGTGGAAGTTTTTGCTGTTAATCCAAATCAATTAATTTATAGTGAACAGCCGGCGCCTGATGAACAAGGCCCGTTACAAGTCCGGTAAATTTATCGCTAAGCATATTTATTAAAAAGTAGGATAAGATATGGGATATTTAAATAATAGTTCAATTACAGTCGATGCAATTCTCACAAAAAAAGGTAGAGAATTGTTAGCACGTGGCCGGGATGAATTTAAAATAACGCAGTTTGCATTAGCAGATGATGAAATTGATTATGATTTGTATAATACAGAGCATCCATTAGGTACTGCATTTTACGGTGCGGCTATAGAAAATATGCCAATCGTCGAAGCTATACCTGATGAAACACAAATTATGAAATATAAATTAGTAACGTTGCCAAAAGGTACAGCGCGCATTCCAGTAGTTGCTGTAGCACAATCATCTATAACATTGCAAGCCAACCAAACTACAATTATACGTCCTGATACAGTTAATTTTTCTGGTGGTAATAGACAATTTGGATATACGGCAATTTTATCAGATTCTGATATTGCTGAAATTAGAGTGACTCAACAAGTAGGCATGGCCGGCGCTGTTGCATCTGTTCCGCAATTTATAGGAGATTCGGAGGCAGCTCAGAGTATTACCGTATCGGGTATGGAATTTGAACTTATAGCTAAAGAACAATATAATTCAGATAAAACTGCAACTGTTCTTATTATTGGAAATGAAACCGGCGGCCGAAAAACAATTACATTAACGGTTAAAAAGGTCGAGGTTGCAACTACTACTGGTGGTGGTACGACGCAAGCATATTAATAAAGGATAATAAAAAAATGGCAACATACAATAGAAATGTGAACCGACAAGCAAATAGAGCCGTGCCGGCAAGATCAGCCGCACCTCAAGGACAAATGTCTAGAATATCAGTTGATCAACAAGCACGTCAGTTAGCTAATGAAATTATTGCAGAACGTGACCTTCAACGGATGTCAGCTAGGAATGGTAGAATAT